ATTACCAGAGGTGTGACTACCCCAGGATACATGACTTCGTTTACCTGGTGATGTGTTTAAGGTATCTACAAATACCGCCTTGTGTATATTCATATCATCATTGTAAAACATACTCGCACCTATCCAAGCACCGACTACTGTACAAGCGGCAGTTAATCCGACACCTGTGTTCAACATATGATGGCAAGTACCATAACCTGCTGTACCACCTACAACACTACTCATATGAGATTTTGTTTTAGTACTGCAATTAGCAAGTAAAATAAAACTTATAATTAATAATACTTTTTTCATTAGTCTTTTTTCTTTAGCATTTCTAATTTTTTTTCTCGTTCTTCTCTTTCGGCAATCTCTCTTTTCATTGCACTAAAAGGAACAACACTAGACCATTCTCTAATAAGATTGTTAAATTGTTTAATACTGATTTTGATATTTCTGAAAACATGAGGTGTTTTCTGTTTCATTTCTTTTAAGTCAAAAAGATATTTGACTTTCTCGTCTTTAGTCTTTAGTTTGCCAAATTGTTCAAACATAATTTCTTTAGTCATTTCCATAATATAGTCCTTTTGTTAGTTTCTGAATTAGTATAACACAAATAAATTGGCATGTCAAGCCTTAAAACCATTTGCTATTTTGAAGCCATTTCAATATTTTATCACAATAATACTCATATATTTCAACTGCATTTACTAAAAAATAAGCAGCGCCAAACATGAGTATTATTAATAGTATGAAATCCCACATTATTATTATGCAACCTTTGATCTTTTTTCATCTAGGTATGTCCAATCTCTTGTAATACCGTGAGGTTTTAACAAAGAATCTATGACAGATTCATTGTTCTTTTCCCATTTCTTTTCCCAAGTCTTTTTGTAATTGGCGTCTGTATGATACCATCTTACTTTATAAGTAGTAATCTTATCATTAGGATTTTTCTCATTATAAAGTATCATGTCATATAAATCAGACCAAGCATTATACTTTGAAGTAGAATAACATTTTGAAAAAATACCTGTGTGATGACCATGAGTCACACACTCTTTTTCAATCAGTTTTTTAATATCTCTTCCTTCTGATCCAGTACCATAATTTATCCATGTTGCGTCATTTGGATTTAATTCAGCAAACATTTCATTTGCTATCTTACTGACTTTGGTTTTTTGATTAGAAGATAGTTTAAAATGATCTTTTAAATCTTTAATTGGTTTTGAAGCAGAATTAAATCCCTGCAATCTCAATTTACAGATTTGTCTTGCGATATCTTCATAAGAAGATTCTAATCTAGGATTTTCAGTTCTAGGATTACACATTAAAGCGATTATATCTACCTCTTCATCTGTCCAATCTTTATGCATATCTTCTGGTATTTCTAAAACAGGAATACTACCTGCACCAGCAAATCTTGAAGTTATTGCTGCCTCAATAGAGTGATTACCATCTATGATTAAATCACCTTTTCTACCACGATAATATCTATCTTTTAATATAACAACCATCAGGTGTTCTAAAGTAGATTTATCATTAATGATATCCCTCAATACTTTAACATGAGCAGGAAGTAGAGAAAATTCTCTAATTTGAAATCTTCGTACAGGTAAACTTTTTACTGAAATAAATTTAGCGGATATGCCTTCATACTCTTTGTTAGCAATTTTTTCTGCAACATATTTACATTCAGCAATTCTAGGTATTGCTAAATTTGAAGAACCATTTGTTTTATTATAGTACTCATTATTATCTTTAGCATTTACCTCACTTAATAGACTATGCTCTACTGCTTTTACATATTCATATGTGCCATATTGTAAGACATCATATTGAAATTCAGCATTTGGAGATAAAAAATCTTCGTGAAATTTCTCGTTGGTTGAGGAGTTTAGATAACCATCAAATGGTTTTCCTTTATGTATTCCTATATATTTTGAGTTGTTGTTTAAATTCGTAAACTTATATACAAAAGCTTCAGAATTATCGTAATTGATAGCAATGTTTTGCTTTACGATTTGTTTCGGTAATGTTTCCATTATATTTTCCTTTAGTTAATAATATTTTTTTTGGCCGAAAATCAGTTAATAAAAATATTAATTTATTTAAGTCTATACTATATCACCTTTTTTTGAATTTGTCAAGCGCTACTTACCTATATGTTTAATATTGTCTTTTGATATAACTTGATAACCACCTTTATTATATGCTGGGGCAATCGTAAACTTCTTAGATTCTTCTAGTCGCCAGTTGTTTACAGGTTTAGTGGTGGTGCCCCCTGCCTGATTCGAACAGGCCACCTGCTGATTACAAATCAGCTGCTCTACCGAATGAGCTAAAGGGGCAGGTTTTTTAAATCTACGCTTCATCTTACCTTTAGAGTCAATCTTAAAACCTAAACTTTTTAGAAATTTTATGTGTTGTAATAATGCTGATAGATAACCTTTTGTAGGTTTCTTTCTTCTCGCTCTACGAATAGCACCACTCGTATTTTTTGTGTATATCATACTAGTCATTATTCCACCACCATAACATTAGAATTGGTATCATATATATTAGTATAACATAAAATATTGCTAAAGTCAAGTCTAGTAGCATTATTGAAATAGGGGTGCGAATATAATTGATAATAACATCAATGGCACTACGATTGATAATGGCCAAAAATCTAACAATTCTCTCCAGAGTTGTTTGTCTTGTTTCTTCTGTTTTTTAACTTCTCTTTTTATCTCTTTTAATAACTTAATCATAGGCGAGTCACTATCGGCATAAGCAGAGCCAATCATTCTTAATAACTTCATTTCACCATAGGCAGTTTGTATAGTTTTCTTATTTAATTCTACTGTTATCTTACTCACTATGAACACTCCTTATTCTTGTAGTCACCTTGAAGTGAACATTTGTATTTTTTATCTAACTCTAATCTTAATTGTGCCGATATACTATCTAATATACTTGGCATATATTGTAATAATACGGTAGTCATTTCAATTGAATATTTGTGCATTATTGAAGCTAACTCATTAGTCATAACTTCGGCATGATCCATATCATTACCTTGAATTGCCTGTGTGATTACATGACCTACAATTGCCGTAGTCTTCTCATCTGACTTAGCAGCGCCAGTAATGAGTAAAAAAGCAAGAGCAATTATTGTCATCATTATAAATTCTTTAAACTTATTCATTAGTGACACCTCGTTCCGTTATAACTGTAAACTTTTGATTTTGTCATAGCAGGATCGAAATCTTTTCTCATAGATTGTCTATCATACTGTTGACCGTAATCATTGAACATATGTAATTTTTCTCTTTTCTTTTCATCTGTACTCATAACATCACCGAACACATCATAATAAGAAGTATAGTATTTGTCTTGATCTATCAATTCAATTCTTGATACATTATTAAAGTTAGTAGCAGAATCTTTATAGTTCCAGTCACAAAATTTTAAGATTTTCATCTTCATATCTTGATTATCAAATTTTGATCTGTATTTTTCAGGTACATTTCTGTATATAGTTTCGTATGCTTCGAAGTAATCACTTGGACTCTCAGGATCCATATACTCTCTTAAATAACATACATTGAAGGTCTTTGATTGTTTTTTCATAGTGTTTTTTTTCATAATATAGATACATTATAGGACATTTTGAGCCAAATGTCAAGCTTTAAAAACACTAGTAAAATAGGGGTTTTTGGGTGATTATGTTCTTCTTTTGTTCTTATTTCCACGCATATAGTGGTTTCCAGGTTCGTAATTCCAACGCATACCATGGTGGCCTCGTATGTCGGCATACCACATTCTTAATCGTACAATAAATTTTCTTATCGGCAAGGCCATTATTTAATCTTTATGTTGTGAAGTTTGAGATATCAAATCAAATTTCGGGTTCGTATTATTTCTATTTAGACAAATTAAATTTTCAACATCTTTTTCAGCGATTCTCTCAAAATTTTAGAACCTCCGATACGAACATTAATGATACCATTATAATAGTCGTCAACTTCAAGCACTTTGCGATCAAACTGTTCTCTCGCCTCTAGGTAACTTGCTACACCTCTACTAGGACAATAATATAGTATTTCTCTAGTAAATTGTTCTTCGCCATGCTTCTCTACATCTGCGATCAATTTTTCTGAAGATCCCCAATAGGTCTTCCAGTCACTCTCTTTAGTGCCTCTTCTCTTATTCTTTCGACCTTTGAGGGGTTTCTTTGTGGTTTTGAATTTTGCTAACTTCTTACCTACATACATCATGCCATTTATAGTATTTGTAATCAGATATACAAATGCTTCACAATCTTTAGGTAGTTCTTCTACGATTTGACCTTTATGTGACCAGTACCAGTTGTATTGTCTAGTTCCAGTCTTCATATCTATCTTCTACATTTTCAAAATCTTCATTATCTTCTTCCTCTTCACCACAGAAAGGACAAAATCTTGCCTTGTAATCATTTTCAGGAAGATCGTGCTTTAACTCATATTCGCAGCCACAATTTTCACACTTTTTTTTGTCTTCTATCATTAGAGTTTGAATCCTTTAAAGCTATCTTTTTCAACATCTTGTTTTATACCTCCTACAACATAACTTTCTATTTCAGTTTCCTGAGGAGCATTCTGTAATCCACGACTATTTAACCAGTGTCTTGTCCATGGTAATGGATTGTTAGTCACCGGTTGATCGTAAACTGCTTTCAATCCTATTGATTTCAGTCTTCTATTTGCCATGTATTCTACATATTGATTTAATAGTTTATCATTCAAACCTATCATTGAGCCTTTATCAAATAGATATGTTGCCCAATCTTTCTCTTGTTGTACGGCGTCATCATACATTTTATAAACTTCTTTTTCGTTCTCTTTAATTACCTTTAACATCTCCTTATCGTTCTCTTTATTTCGATAATTGTTAATCATATTTTGAGATACAGCCAGGTGTAAGTTCTCATCCCTTGCGATTAAAGATATAATCTTAGCACTACCTTCCATAAGTTTTAATTCACCAAAGGCAAATGAACAAGCAAATGATACATAGAATCTTATACCTTCTAATATATTAACATTGATTAGTGTAAGATATAATAATCTTTTAAGTTCTTTTGTATCACCTTTGCCTGTTAGATAATATCTATTTGCATAGGTAATAAACTTATCGTATGCGTCTGTCACAGTTTTTGCTCTTGCCATGATCTCTGGCGTATCGATAATAGTATCTAATACTTCTGTGGGATCAGCATATACATTTTTCATTATGTAAGTGTATGATCTACTATGTATCGTTTCACTAAAGTCCCATGCAACTAACATAGATTCTAATTCAGGTAGACTACAATAAGGTAGAAATGCTAGACACGGACCACGACCTTGTACACTATCTAATAGTGTTTGATATTTTAGATTAGATGTAAAGATATGTTTTTGTTCAACACCTAGAGAAGCATAATCGTTTCTATCTTTCTGTAAAGATACCTCTTCAGGTCTCCAGAAGAAACCTAGTTGTTGTTGATTCAACTTCTCAAATATAGGATACTTTTGTTGATCGAACCTTTGTACATTTGGTTCTTCACCAAAGAACATGGGTTGTTTCATCCAGTCTATTTTTTTTGTGTTAAATGTTTTCATCTTTTTTCTTTTTTCTCTCCATCTCTAGTCGTTCTTTTTTGTGTAATCTACTTTGTTTGAGACCTATCGCTAATATCTTTTCATCTTCTTCAATAACTTCGTGAAAATATCTTTTAGATCGTACAGGCTTCGCAATCTTCTTCGTCATCTTCTTTCTTCTTTTCTTCCTCTACACCATCATGCCAACCGACAGGATGTACAGGCTCATCTATTTCAGTTTTAGCGTCATAGGTATTCTGATAGTATGCTGTCTTCCACCCTAGTTTATATGTCATCAATAAATCTTGTGCCATAATCGATAGAGGCACTTCACCATCTTTGTAGTTCTCTGGATTATAACTCCAGTTACCACTAATTGCCTGGTCAAAATATTTCTGCATTACAGATATAATGTTTATATATCCTTCATTGCTTTTCATATCCCACAATAATGTATAAAAATTTTTAAGTCTGTTATAGTCAGGTACTATCTGTTTGAGAGGACCTTTTTTAGAC